GATGAACCCCCTCCGGTTATAGTTTACGCAGTTGAAGTGGTAGCAGGAATAAGCGCACCTGATTTCTGAGGTTCACCAATCCTACAGTCCACGCAGGTCATAAGACCTGTATCCATCAACTCCGCCACGGTCCCGGTTGCAGTATTTGAATCCGCACGAATCCCCATCAAAAGACCTGTTGAGGATGAGTTAAAGTCAATGATTGCGGCATCAAGACCAATAAACACACAGTCTTTTACAAGGACACCAACATCAGTCTTGTCAGACCGGATACCTGCCTCATCCAGACCACTTGAAGAGTCATACTTGAAGGTACAACCCTCTACGGTCCAATCCACGCAGTTACCTGACCCCTGAAGGTCAATAGCCGCATCAGGACCAGCAGCAGTTCCCATAAACATACAGTCTTTAAACAGGAACCTGTCATAGCCGCCAGTAACCTTTACCCCGATAAGTGGAGTTGCGGCTTGCTCAAGCGAGCAACCGATACACTCAAAATCGTGCGCGGCAAGCGAAATAAGGCTTGTACAACCACTCGCAGCACCAACCAACCTCATATTGACGATTCTGATATTTGCGGCAGTCACGTCAATAAGGTCAGAAGCGGCGGTTGTTGCGGTTAAGGTCGGACGATTACGCCCAACACCAAGACCGATAATCGTAATCCCGGCAACGTCTGCGGCAATCGCAGTAGTTGTTTCGGCATGACCTGGCATGACAAAAATAATGTCGCCATTGCTTGCCGTACATCTTCCGATAGCATAATCAACAGAAGCGCAAGGCGTGTCGGCAGAAGTGCCGTAAGCACCTGTATCACTCCCTGTACCGGAATCAACAAAGAATACATTACCAGTTGTTTGAAACCCACCAACGCCAGGGAGCATAGGGACTCCAAAACTGGAAACTCCGTTTGGAAAACTTGTAATACTAGACATAATTTCTACTCTCCTTTCATAGCGTTAGGCAGGGACGTTGCCGTACCAGCATTGGCAGTCTTCAATCTCAGCAGACCATCTCTGATCGGCTTTAACCATCATGTCGCCAGTCTGAAAATCGGCTTCCCTTGCAAAGCGGGTTTTTCTCAAATTGTAACGCACGATACCCTGACCATCCAACTGTAGATACCAGGCATCGGTGTCAGTCAGATAAGGCCACACTTTAAGCCCAATCTTCCTTCCACTCGCAACCATTGCGTTAGTCGCTCTATTCGCGGTATCCGGCCTATCACTGGATTTAAGGATTTCAATAGCCTGTTTTTCCAACTGAGGCGGAACCCAAAGGTTTTTCACCTTTTTGCCAATGTGATATTGACGGTGATTATACTGATTCTCTGCCGCCACTACACAATCCCAGAAAGCATTGTATGTAAGGTCGGCATTTGTTGCCGTGTTGCTATAGGTTGTCGCATCAAGTCTTACATGCGCTGAAGAAAAAAGAGCAAGGGCATCACGGCAAGCATGATAGGTCGTTGCGGAACCGTTGACCAAGAATCTCGCCATAAGGACTTCCTCGTTCTCTGCCATAGCTTCCCCAAGGTCATGGAAAAGCTCACTAAGCTCATTTCCGTTCCCTCCACCATTAAGCTCGTAGAGGTTATCGTCAATGGCTTCCTCAGTGATACGCACAGCAAGCGCATACACCACAGGGATATAGGTTTGTTTCGGCCCAGAAATCTGCGTATCATAGGTTACAGCCTCGCCTTCACCCTTCACTACTGGGAAGCCAAGACCGGACCTTAATCCCGTTTCCTCTTTCTTTTTCTTAGAGGTTTTAACGGTACACAGACTTTTCCACATGCTCTCTGCCCTCTTGTTGCGATAGGTGTCTATTGCCAACGCAGCTAGGCCAGGGACATACTCGTTATTAAATAAAGCTCTTGTCCACATTATCTAGTTACCTCCTTTCTGCGTTAAGCACCTGTCTTCTGAGAGCCAGCATAAGATGAGGCAATCTTTACGATGAATCTGCAATGATTACCTGCGGCACCGGCAGCAGAGATAGTGTCATCTGGATGTGGTCGTAATACCTGTAACGCCAATGTTGCATCTGACGTTACGCTGTCGGAATCAATCTCCATACAGCCGTGGTAGTTGTTTGCTGAAGATTCAGTAGCGGTACTGATTGCTTCAGCGTTCAAGCCGATGTTCGCAACAACGATAGACGATGTATCACCGTCTTCCTGTGCGACATAAAGTTGGTCTGGATGGTCAGCAATAAGGGCATATCCAGCAATCGTTCCATTACCAGCAGTTGAAGCCGCAATGTAATAGCATGGGTCGCCCATGTAATCGAAGGTGGCAAGACAGGCACCAATAATTGTACCCGCAGCACCAGTTTCCTCTACTTGTGCAGTTGGCAATGTTCCATAATCAGGAGTAGACGCAGCAGTTCCAGCAATCTCCATAATGTCGCCAGGACATACAGCAGTACCGTATGAAGCAGCGATAGCATACATACTGGCATGGAGAACCGGACCCCAAGGCGTGAACCCGAAAGGAGCATCGGTAGTAGCCATATCAATTCCCATTTATCGTTCTCCTTACCCTGCCTCCGTACCCATATCGAAAGAACCTGTGTCCTCATTAAAGACTTGATCTTTGCCACCAATCTTGACTTTCTCGCCTGATAGCCACTCACCCCATTCTTCCTTGACACCATCACGTTTGCTGATGTCACCTGCTGCATCTTTAGCTTTGGCACCCTGCATTTTAATATCCTGATATGCCCGGTGTTCTTCCCATAGCTTGAAATGTAATACCTGACCGTTTTTAAGGATGCACCCGAATATAGGGTCGACATCCTTATTGATACTCGGTTCAGGTTGCATCGAATTAACTACCCACCATTTTTTAGGTCTGCTCCATGACTTAACTTCATCCAGTCTTTTTGCATCCCTCTCGAACCATCTGAAGGCGTACTTTTTTCTATCCTGTAGCTTCTTAGCCCATTCAGGCAGTTTCATCGGGTCTTCTGAAAGTGAGAAGTCGGAAATTTCCTCAAAATTAAATGACTTCCAATCATCATCCTCAGATTGAACACGATCTACAATGGATCTTTCTTCTGAGGTAAGAGTAGGTATTTTCTGTTGTTTGGTATCGGAATCAGAAGCGGCTTTCGTCTTAGCCCGTTCCTTCTTCCGTTCCTCTTTTGCTTTCACAGATGCTATTGCATCTTGAACTGACATTTTCTCTGTCATATCTTACGCCTCCACCGATTTGGATTTCGTTTTACCAAGGATTTTTGCATACGTTGCGGCACCGGACTTTGAAAGCCCCAACCGCTTGATTACATCCATCTGATTTTCATTGAGTTCTACAGGAGAACCTTTCTTTGTGCTTTTTTTACCGTCCAGCAACTTGTCCTCTTTCACACTCTTTTTACGATCAGTTTCTACCTTATCCTTTAGAGCATCATTCTTTCCAGCTTCATAAGCCTGTTTCTGGATGACCGGGATTTGATCTACAACAACCCCTGCAATCGCAAGAAAATCGCCTAATGGATGTGTCTCTAAGTTCCAGCTTTTTTTATGGTCCTCAACAAGTCTTTTAAGTGGCTTTGACTCATCAAGCATATCTGGAAATCTTTCAGCGATATATGAATCCTGCTTTGACTTGAGTATGTTTATCTTTTCAATCGATACAGCGTCTTTTGTCGCTTTCTTGCTACCCTCTCCAACCATGTATCTCATAAGGTTGTAGATGGTGTCAGGGTCATCCTTATGCTCATGAAACAGTTGTCTTAACTGCTCATCGGTTAAAGCGTCCTCGGTTTTCGTTTCCTCTTTGTTCTTTTTCCTTTCAGTAGATAGCGCAATGTTTAAGTTTTTAATGTGATTTTGCATGGATTGAATCTGTCCCTGCAAATCACTCACGTTCGGTTGTTGTTTCTCGACTTTCTTTTCTTGCTTGTCGGCAGCAGGTTCTTTCTCTTTTTCGCCTTCTTCGACAGCATCGGCATCTTCCTCTGTCTCAAGACCTTCAACGTCATCTTCTTCAGATTCATCGTCTACGGTTTGAGTCTGATCAGTTTCTTTCTGAGCCTGATCGAAGCTCGCTTCTTCATCCGGCATAAAGCCTCCTTTTTTTTCTTTGCAGGGCAATAAAAAAAGGGCATGTCAAGTGGTCAGGCACCTGACTGCCCTTTTGATATTCTTTCGTCCGACCAGTGGCCTACTGGTTAACGGAACCCTGCAAGTTGTTTTATATACTAGGTAGGGATTTGCACCCCTAGTATATTATTCGCCAAGTCCAGACTTGACAAACTCTACTTCAAACTCTCTTATCACCCCCTCTATGAATTGTTCAATATCATCCCCATTGCTTAACTCTGTTGGAAACTTGTAAACTCTCCTTGCTAAATCTAATGCACCTTTCGCTTCCTGATATTGGCTAGCCTTCATCCTTGACCATATGAACTTAGCCATCATGGATAATTGCTTTTTGAAGTATCGTTGAAACTCATCACTCGTTATTAGTTCGTGCATTTTCTTTTTGTTTATTCACCTTATCCTGTTTAGCCTGATCCATCATGCCTTTCAGAATTTCCATGACGGGTTCATTGACTTTTCCCTTTGCCTCTGCGATATTCTTAGCCACCTGACTTCTGGCAAGAGCGTCATCACGTTTACTCTTTATGATGGCAAGGGTCTTATCGGTTTGTGCTTTTTCCTGCTCCGTCTTAGCCCTAATCATCTCAGCACCTTCAGGAGCTTGAGCTATTTGCTTACTCTGTAGATACTGCTTGATCACATTCATAATCTCTGGATTTTGCTCAAGTATCTGAGCAAATTGGTTGAACACAGGATTTATATACTCAGAAGGGTCAGCATCAGGTTTCCAGACTTCCGCTATATCTTTCAATAGGGTCATAGGGTTTGAAAACGGGTCTTGCCTTATCATGCCGTACAACTGTTGATTTTTCTGCATCTCAAGGACTTTATTAGCAAGGTCTGAGCTACCTACAAGCTTAAACTTATATGGCCTATTCATTATAGCCCTTGGTATGGGAACTTCCTGACCATGATAGATGAAAGCCTTTGAATACGGCATCTTCTGGTAATACAGGTCATATATGGTTCGTATCAGGCTAATAAAGTCATCCTTAAAGGCAAAACTCTGATAGTTATGCTTAATATTCCCTTCCTGGATAGCAGCCATCGTTTCGGTTGCCGTTGCGTCTTTTCTCGACTCTGAAAGCCGACCTATCTGGATATCACCGATGGAGCCCAGTTTTTCCCACAGGGACATGAACATTTCTATGAAGACAATATAAGACCGTGGGTTCTGATTAAACTTTGGAAACATGACCTGAGAGACATCATCAACCTTTACGCCCTTTCCAGGGGTGATTGTGGCCTCACCATCAATTCCAGCGCTATCCGTGTACATGAACCACGGAATCATTGTGACTGTTGCGACATTCACGACCATATTGAATATGTCGCTCGCCCCATTCTGGATTGACATGATTTTTTCATATATGGAGGTACCGTAAGCCTTCCCTTTTTCCTTGAAAAGCCGGATACGCTTGACTAAATGCTCGTTCTTAAAATTAAGTTCCCTTAAAAGCCTTAATCTTACAAGGATTTTACTGTTCTTAGCTATCGTGGCGACATAGCGTTCTTCCGTGAAGTCATCAATGTCCTCTTTTTCCTGTTCATCGGTCTTAAATATGTATGAGACACAGCACTCAAGACATTCTATGGTTTCCCGACCTGTTACGGTGATACCCTCCACATTCTGTAAGGGTGTCTGTTCATCTTCCTCAATCGTTTTCTCGGTATCCTCATCCCTCAATAGCCAGATGCCGATATTCCTGTAACCTTGGGTGTCTTTTTTACGCATCAACTCTGCATATGTAGGTCTGACAATCCTGATTACATCCGTCTTTTCCCAGTCATCGGCATCATCGGGTATAAATACATCGGTGAACTCAGCATATTGGACTTTACCACCCTTAAAAACGCTTTCTGTCTTATCCTCAGTAATCACCCCGTCATTTTCATCGACTACTATCTGACCACGCTCATTAAACTTGAAGTCCCTTATCGTTCTGTCTTCCTCATCATAGTCTGCAATCGGGTAGACAGTCCCTTCCAGCAATGCTTTATGGGTAATCGTACCTGCAACGTCTTGGATACCGACAACTGTTTCAAGTTCCTCGTTGAACCAGTCTTGAACAATCTCCATTTCGATCGGTCTTTTGGTCAATCCTGCCATATCGAATTGGACAACAGGTTTTCTGCCGACAATTCCGGCAACCAGACGGGGTTCAAGGTTATCGACAGTAATTGTGGTCATAGGAAGTACTACATTTGATGCGTTTTTCCAGGGCCAACTAGAATTATTGTCTTTTTGTTCGTAAATACGGTATGATTCTTTTATTTTAGCAATCTTGTCTTGTCTATATTCCGATTTATCAATAGAATCAAAAAGGTTAAAGCAATGTTCGACTAAATCCTGCCATTCACCATTTTTATCTTTAGCATCTTCACTGTATTCACGAATATCTTTGTTTTTATTCAACGTAAACCTTCCTTAATACCACGTTTCCTCTGTTGTTCTGATAAGTCGTCAGGCATAATATACTTCCGTCTTCCTAAAGGAGTCGCTTTGGTCTTTATTCCTGTCTTCCCAGTTCTTAAATCCTGCTCCTGACCT